ATGAACCGCACGACCCGCATCGCGCACCTGGCGTCCGTTGCCTTCATGGCAACCGGTGTCCTGGCCGCCACCGGCGTCGGGTTCGCCCAGTCGTGGGCCGGCCTGTACGGCTGGGCGACCGAGCACGGACTCAACGACTGGAAGGCCATGTCGTTCCCAGCGATGGTCGACGTGTTCATCGGCGTCGGCGAGCTCGGCCTGTTCGCCCTCACGCTGGAGGGCCACCGCCTCCGCAAGTCCGCGCTGTCGTGGGCGGACCTGCTGCTCCCGGGGGCGATCGCGACCACCGGCTGGGGTGTCTCGCTGGCGTTCAACATCGGTCACGTCGACCACGAGTTGAGCGACCAGCTCACCGCGGCCGTCCCGCCGGTCGCCTCGATGCTCGGCCTGCTCGTCCTGCTGCGGACGCTTCACCGTCTGGTCACGCGAGCGCCTGTCGCGACCACCGGTCCCGCCCCTGAGTTTGCGAGTCCCTTCGAGGGACCTGCAAGGGCCGTCGCATCGTCGTCCTGGTGGCCTCTCCCGGACCTCGGGTCCGCTGGTGAGGCGGTGGACGGGTACGCGCTGTGGGACGAGATCGAGCCCTCTCGCGAGCCGCTCCCGGCCGCGCTCCCGGAGGCGCCGGACGACGAGCCGGAGCAGGGCGCGGAGGCACCCGTCGAGCCGGACCTCGTCCCGGTGGTCGCGACCGCCCGCGACCGGTACGCCGAGGTGCTCGCGACCGGTGGTCTCCCCTCGGTCCGCCAGCTCCGGCGGGAGCTCCGGATTGGGCACCCGAAGGCCAGGCGCGTGCGCATCATCCTCGCTGCGGAGGCCGCCTCGTGACGCTGCCCCGTCTGTACGCGGTGCCGGACGACGAGGCCGTGTCGCTCATCAAGGACGCACGCGCCGGCGCGGTCGAGCTGGAGGCCGAGACCGTCGAAGCGGTCCCGGTCGACGACCCGGCGACCGCCCGGCCCGGGTGGCTGGACGACCGCCGGGCCCGGCTCGACGAGGCGCCCCGGGTGCTGCCGGTGTGGCTGCGCGACCGCGGCCAGCTCGCCGACGCCGCGGCGTTCGTCGCGCGGTGGTACGGGCGGGAGTGGGCGTTCCACACCGTCCGGGCCCCGGTCTACGTGGGGCGCCTGTGGGCGTGCGCGCCGCGCGGTGGCGCCCGGACGGCGCGGAAGTGGTGGAGGTGGGTGACCGACGCCGAGGCCCGCCCCGCCGAAGCCAAGGCCGCGCTCGACCCCGACACCTGGACGCGGTTCGTCACCGTGCAGTCCCGCCGCACCGGGCCGCGCCGCCGCCTCTCCCTCGTCGTCGCCGTCCCCGTCGCGCTGCTGGTCACGCTCGCCGCGGTCCTGCTGCCCGGGTGGACGCTCACCGCCGCCGGGGCCGCCGCGCTGTGCGCCCTCGGGTGGATCGGCCGCGACACCGACCGCCCGATCATCACCCGGTACGTGGCCGTCCGGTTGCAGCGGCGCCTGGACTCCGCCGAGGTCGAGACGGCGCTCGCCGCGATCGGCGTCAAGGGCCGCATCGACTTCGCCTCCCCGATCGCAGTCGACGGCCCCGGCTGGCTGGCAGAGATCGACCTGCCGGGCGCGACCACCGCGGCGAAGGTGCTGGAGAAGCGGGAGGATCTCGCCGCGGCGATGCGCCGGCCGATCTCGACCGTGTGGCCGGAGGGCGACCGCGCCGCGCATCCCGGGCGGCTTCGCCTGTGGGTCGCCCGCGAGGACCCGGCGAAGGCGCCGCGGAAGCTGTGGCCGCTGATGCGCGAGGGCCAGGCCGACGTGTTCGGGCCGCTGCCGTTCGGGTTCGACCCGCGCGGCAACCTGGTCGAGATCACCCTCATGTACTCGAACCTGCTGGTTGGAGGTATCCCCGGATCGGGGAAAACCTCGTGTGCGCTGGCGATCGTCCTCGGCGTCGCGCTCGACCCGACCGCGCAGCTCCACGTGTTCGAGCTGAAGGGGTCCGGTGACCTGGACTCGGTCCGGCCCGTCTGCCACCGGTACGTGTCCGGCGACGACGACGAGGATCTGCTTGCCGCGCTGGCCGGGCTGCGCGCCGGCATCACCGAACAGAAGCGCCGCGCCGAGTTCATCCGGGGCCTGCCCGCCTCCGAGACGCCGGAGGGGCGCCGGGTCACGCGCGCCCTGGCCGAGAAGTACCCCGAGGCCGACCTCGGGCCGCGCGTCATCGTGGTCGACGAGGCGCAGGAGCTGTTCACCCATCCCGAGTACAAGGACGAGGCCGCTGACCTGTCCACGCGGCTGATCAAGAAGGGCCGCGCGTACGGGCTGATCCTGATCCTGTTGACGCAGAACCCGGACGCCCCGTCCCTGCCCTCCAGCGTGTCGTCCAGTGTCGGGACGCGGCTGTGCCTGGCGGTCATGGACTGGCGCGCGAACAACAACGTGCTCGGCACCGGCGCGAACGAGCGGGGCCTGCGTGCGATGGACATCTCGGCGTCCGAGCAGGGGACCGGCATCCTCGTCCGCGGCCGTGAGGGCGGCACCGTCCGGGCGGCGTTCATCAAGCAGACTGAGGCGGAGGAGATCGGGAAGCGGGCCCTGGCGCTGCGGATCGCGGCCGGGACGCTGTCCGGGGAGGCCGCTGGCGAGGAGGTCGCCGAGGTCGAGCGCACGGACCTGATCGACGACGTGCGGGCGGTGTGGCCGGCTGGGGAGAGCGCCGTGCACTCGGCGCGGCTCGTCGAGGCCCTCGCCGTGTACCGGCCCGAGGTGTACGGCGGGTGGCTTCCCGCCGGCCTGGAGGCGCTCGGCGAGGACGAGCAGCGCGAGGCCCGGTCGTCGGCGTCGACGACGCTGGCGAACGCGCTGAAGCCGTACGGGGTGGGCACCCAGCAGATCAACCGGCGCGGTGCCGGCGGCTCGGCGAAGGGCGTGCGGTGGGAGGACCTCCCCGAGCGGTGACGGTTCCGGGCCCGGGGCTCCCGAAAGGCCGTCAGCGGCCCGTATCCGGGGGACCCCGGGCAGCCCCGAAACCAGTAACCGTGCAGGTCATCCCCGATACCGGGGGCGAAACCGGTTTCGGGTGGGGTGGAACCGGTTCGCCTAGTCGGCGCGGTCGCGTTCGAGGATCTCGTCGAACTCGGCGACCCACTCCGCCGACTGCTGCTCGACCGGCAGGCCCGCCTTCCCTTCGGCGACGAGCGCGGCCGCGTCCTCGTGGTCACCCAGCGACGACAGGGTGATGCCGATGACGAGGCGGAAGAACGGCGGCGAATACCAGTAGATCGGCGGGGGCGGGTCGGTCACGTCGTCGGCATGGTCCGCGGCGTCGTGGAGGATCCGCCGCGCCTGGTCGGTGTAGCCGAGCGCGGCGTGCGCGCGGGCGGACTGGAGCCGGTCGAAGACCCGCTGCGCCGGGTGCGCGCCGGGCGTGGCCAGCGCCGCCGCCGACGCCCGCACCACCGCCCGCGGGCGTCCCTGCTGACGGGCCACGTACCCGGCGAAGGACACCGCGAGCGCCGCGATGGTGCCGTCCTCGAACTCGTCCGCGAGTTCCGCTCCGCGGTCGAACAGCGCCACCGCCTGCGCGTCACGGCGTAGCGCGGCGTTCAGCCATCCAGCGAAGACGCTCCACTCGGCGACGAGCCGGCCGAAGCGGTCCCGCATCGGGGCGGGCGCGTCGCGCAGCATCGACGTGAGGACGTCGAGTTGGCCCGTCACGGGGCTGAGGAGGGCGGCCGGGCCGATGGTGTCCTCCAGGCGCCGCTGCCCGGCCAGGACGGCGCTGAGGGTGTCGAGGGTGGCGGTGTCCAGGCGTGCGGGGCGCTTGGCTGCCAGCGCGAGGCGTTCGCGGTCGTCGAGGCTGACGGCGCCGTTCAGCGTCCGCCACGGGGACGGGTCGCGCAGCGCGGCGAGTTGTCCGCCGGCGTCGAGGAGCTCGTCGAGCCGCTCGGCGATCCGCCCGGACGGGACCCGCTCACCGCGGGCAACTCGCGACAGGTACCCGTCGTTGCATGGGACCAGGTCCGCCAGTCTGCGCTGGCTCACCCGCCGCTCGGCCATGAGCGCGCGGAACCTCTCGCCGAAGGTCGTCATGTTCACCCGTTTCGCCCCGGATGGACCCTGTCTTAACCGCTGCCTGCAGCCCAGAGGCAGCAGGTAGGGGCTTCCACGCTAACGCCAGATCCGGTCGAGTGGTGAGCGGAAGGTGTCTCAGGACACATAGGCGGCCCCGGCCGGCGGGCGAACGCCGGTTGTTCCGGGGCCTGACCCGAACAGGAGTCGGGCTATGGAGACGGTACCGAACGAGACGACCAACGCCGACGCGAAGGCCCGGCTGAAGGACGAGTTCCCCGACTGGTCGATCATCCACACCGACCGCGGGCGCTGGTGGGCGACACGCGGCCCCCTGACGCGGGCGATCCTGAACCGGGTCGCGGACGTCTCGGCCGACACCCCCGAAGGCCTCGCCGACCGGATCCGGGAGGCGACCCGTGGCGAGTAACGCCGACCCGGGCCGCTGGCACCGGCTGGGCATGGCGCTGGCCGCCTACAACCTGCTGATGAACGAGGTCGTGGTCCCGGAGTCGCAGTACTGGCAGGGCCAGCGCGAGGACGTTGACCGGACCGCCTACCTGGGCGACATCGTCCAGCGCGCCGCCGCTCGTGAGCGCGAGCAGAGCCGGGAGGATCACCGGTGAGCGACTACGCCAACTCCAGCGCCCGCCTCGCCGCGCTGTGCGTCCACCTCAAGGCCCGCGGCCTGGACGTCACCCACAACGGGCACCTGACCGTCCGCGTCGAGGGCGAGGTCCCCCGCGCCGTGCACATCACCTGCCGCCCCCGCGAGAAGGACGGCGGCGCGCTGTGGTTCTGGACGCACTGGGGTGAGCCGCTCGCCGAGGCGCACGACGTCATCAGCGCGGCCGTCGCCATCACCGGACTCCTCGCGGTCCGCACCTAGACCCGCGGCCCCGGTCATCCCCGGCGCGGTGGGACCCGGGGCCGCGGATTCCATCCCAACCACGAGCAGACACGAGGAGGCTACGCTCAGCAAACATGTGGAAGTTCAGCGAGGAAGGACGGCGCCTCGCCAAGGCACCCTGCCCCATGGGCGGCAAGCACGAAGCCGACCCGGCGCGGGCACGCGAGGACACCTTCGGGTGCCGCAAGTGCGGCGTCATCCCCAAGGACAGCGAAGAGTACCGCGAGATGATGGAGGCCCCCGATGCGAGAGATCCTTTCCCCGATCGTCTATGAGAAGCGCACCGCGCCCTGCCCCGCCTGCGAAGGCAAGGGCTTCACCAAGTCGGGCACCTGCACCACCTGCAAGGGCAACAAGACGATCACCGTCGAATTCCCCGACGACTGACCCCGGACGCAGCGAAGCGGCCCCGCCTCCCGAAGGAGACGGGGCCGCGTGCCGGTCGGGCTTCCCCACCCGCCGACGCATCACACACTACCTGCGCAAATGCGAGCGCCCCCGCCCTGATGGACGGGGGCGCTCGTGCTGCTTGCGCCGGATCACCGGGTGCCAGGGTTTCCCGTGGCAGCAGCGGCGCCGCTGCCGGTGCCCGGTATCGAACCGGGGTCCATGCCCGCCAACGCGGGCCGCTCTGCCGCTGAGCTACACCGGACGGCCAGACCAGGATACGGCGAAGCGCCCCCCGCCTCCGGGGTCCGGGGAGGCGAGGGGCGTTCGCGTCGGGCGGCTCGGGGGGACCGCCCGCGATCAGGACCTTTTCCCGGATCCGGGAAAAAGCCTGCTCAGAGGCGCGGCGCGGGCGGCACCTGCGACGGGGCGCGCGGGGTGTGCTTGGTCAGCCACCCCGTCACCGCGCCGACCGCCGTCGCGATGCCGCCGATGATGACCGCCTGGAGGACGTCGGCGAGCCCGGCCAGCGCCGGGACCTTCACCACGACCCACGCGACGACGAAGCCAGCGACGAGCGTCGCCAGACTCTGCGTCTTGACCTTGGCTTCCACGGGTGCGGACATGCTCACTCCTTCTTGCCAGTTGGCATGGCGGTCAGGGACTCCGCCACGGTCTTCACGTGGCGGGCGTCCGCCAGCGCGTTGTGGAACCCGCCCGCCTGCTCAGGCAGCGGCGGGTTACCGAGCCGCGCGGCCTCCTGCTGAAGGTCGCGCGTGAACATCGGCACGCCGTCCGGCAGGTCGACCATCGCGCCCCAGAGCTGGCACAGGACAACGTGGTCGTATGCGCCGTAGGACGCCCACAGCTCCACGTCGGGCGTCGCCTGGAGGAAGTCGCGGACCTCGTCGGCGATCCGGGCGCGGCGCTTCACGTCCGGGTGCGCACGGTCGAGGAAAGGCTTCCGCAACGGGCGGATGCCGTCGTGCCGGACGACCGGCAGGGACGGGACGACGTTCGCGCGGAGCCACTCGTGCCGCACGATGCGGCGCCACGGCATGTCCCAGTTCACCGCGTAGTACTCGCGGCCGTCCTCGGCCACCAGACCGATCGAGATCAGCTCGATCGTCCGGCCGTCCTCCAGGAACTCCGAGTCGTAGTAGATCCGCATGTCAGGCGGTCGACTCGTCGGCGACGTCGAGGCGAACCGTGACGTTCTCGATCGCGGACGTGATCCGCTGGACCAGGGCGTCCGGGTCGACCTGCTGACCCCGGTCGGCGGCGAGCTGCGCGACGGCCTTCGACAGCTCGATGACCGTCGCCTGCGTCGCGGCCTGCTCGCGCTGGACGCGCCGCACCCACATGTAGGTCTCACGCAGGTAGGAGTCCGGCCGCCAGGTGGGGTTCTTCGGGTTGAGGGGCTTGCCGTCCGGGCCGGCGGGCGCCTCGATCCCGTCCCACTGCCAGAGCGCCTTCTCGCTGGGCATGTCGTCCTCCTCGTAGTCGGGGCGGCCGTAGCCGTAGATGCGGTCAGAGTTGCGCGCGACGGTCTTGCGGTACACGCCGTCGCCGTTGAAGTAGCGGCCCTCGAGGGAACCGGAGGTGTTGCCGCCGATCGTCGTGATGGAACTCGAGGAGACGGCGACGACGAGCTCGACGTGCGTGCCGCCGCGCGGGCCGTAGAACACCCAGTCCCCGACGTGCGGGGTGGAGCTCCACCGCTCGTGCGCCTTGAACCACCCGACGGCGACCTCACACCCGGCCGTGCGCGGGTAGTCGCGGTTGGCCTCGCCCTCCGCCTGGTCGGCCACCCAGCCCTGAAACGAGCAGCACCAGGCGTAGCCGTAGCCGCCATGCGGGTAGCCGGGGATCGCGCCGAGCCAGTGGTTGTAGGGGGTGTTGTTCGTGCCGGTCTCGCGGGTCCCGAGTTCGCCCTCGGCCGCCTTGATCGCGGCGGCGGCGGTGTAGCTCACATGCTCTCCTTCAGTCCTTGACGCATATCGCAGAGTCGGTCGGGCCGCCCGCCGTGACGACCGGGACCGTCTCCTGGTGGTAGCCCTCCGGGCACACCGGCCCCGCCGGGCCGGACGGCCCCCGCTCGCCCGGGTCGCCCTTCGGGCCGGCCGGACCCGCGGGCCCCTGCGGTCCCGTCGCACCGGACGCGCCGTCCTTGCCCGGCTGCCCCGCCGCGCCAGGCGTCCCCGGCTGACCGGACGGCCCGGCCCGCCCGGGCGAACCTGCCGCACCCGCCGACCCTGCCGGGCCGCGCGAACCCGGCGCACCCGAGGCGCCTGGCGAGCCAGGACGGCCCTCCGCACCCGGCGTGCCCGGTGATCCCGCCGGGCCGGGCGTAGGCGACTTCAGCGGCACCCCACCCATCTGCCGCACCTGCTGCGCGAGGAGGTCGCGGTCGCGCCGCATCTCCCGGTTGTCGCCCTTCAGGTCGCCGACCGCCGACCACGTCCACGCGGCCAGCACCAGGAACGCCACACCCACCGCCATCACCCCGAAGTTCCGGCGCACCCACCCCACCCGCTCAGCCATCACTTGCCGCCCTTGAGCTGGAGGAGGATGCCGACCAGGAACAGCGCGCCGGGGATGACACCCGCGTAGATCGCCTGCCGCCAGTTCGACCCCTGGCCGGTGATCTCCGCCTTGAGATCCCGGTCGGCCTCCTTGCGGGCGAGCTTCTCCTCGGCGAGCTGCGCGCGGAGTTCGGCGATGTCCCGCTCGATCTCGGCGCGGTCGCGGGAGTACAGGTCCATGGGCACGACCCGGTTGCCGAGGTCACGGACGGCGTTCTCGATCTGTGCCAGGCGCCAGGCGATCGTGGACTCATCGGCCATCGTCACCCCCGTCCATCACCTCTCCGATCCGGCTGCGCTACGGCTTGACGATGTAGTTCGCGGTCCCGTTCTCGGGCCCCGTGAAGTACGAGACGGAGTGGTAGCCGACCGCGTAGCAGGCGGGGGGCTGCCAGGACCGGTAGCACCAGCCGGCGCGGCGGGCCATCTGCACGGCCATCGCCGAGTACGTCGCCGAGATCGTGTAGGCCGCCGCGCCCGCCGCGCTGGCCTGCTCGGGCTTCACCAGCCATCGCGCGTCCACGAACGCGGCCGGGGCCGAGCTGCGGAGGGACTTCAGCGCGTTGCCCAGGGCGGCGTGATCGGCGTGGTTGTCGCCCCACCACATCGTGTAGTGCCCCACGGACGGCCAGCCCTCGGCGGCGAAGCGCGTCGCCCACGACTGCATGACGTCCGTCGCCCAGCTGGTGGAGATGCCGTCCGGCAGGTCCGCCGACGTCGCCGCGGGCGCGTCCGCGCGGCCGAGGTGAACCCGTTCCGCCGGCACTCCGAGCTGCGCGCACGCCGCCACGAACTCCCGCGTCCGGGCGAGCCCGAAGTCGTCCTCGCTCAGCGGCGCGTACCCCTCGCGCGGCGGGTAGTGGTAGCCGCCCCAGAACCCGCTGCTCGCCGTGCCGTTGAGCATCGCGCGGGCTCCGGACAGGGCCCCGTTGCACAGCAGCACCACGTGCACCTCACGGCCCGCGAGGGCGTGGTGCGCGATGGCCTGCCCCATGAACAGGGTCTCGTCGTCCTGATGGGGCGAATAGAAAACGATCGGTTTGCCGGTCGGGTTCGCCGGAACAGGGTCGCTCACTGGATACTCCTCAAACTGCCGGGGGGTCACTTACGGAACGCGAGCCACTCCACTTCGATATTCGTCCACGTGCCGGTGGACCCGTTCGTGCTGAACACGAAGATCGTGAAATTGGTCGCGGAGATTTCGGTGATGCGCGCCACCCACATTTCGGTGGCCCCGGCACCTGTCGCGATGTTCACACACATCGACGGCGCCGCCCCGAACGCGGTCGGGAAGTTCACCACCAGCGAATGCTTGGTCTTGCTGCTGAAGCTCACGAGCTGGATGCCGGACTGCCAGGTCGGGCGCCACGCCGTCCCGTCGTAGTACCAGAGCTTCCCGGTGTCGCGGGCGACCGCGTGCTGTCCCGTCTCCGGGCTCGTGATACCGGCGATGATCGCCGCGCTGGATGAGAACGCGGGAATGGTCTGCCGCATCAGATAGCCGTTGACGTCGGCTGCGCCGAGCACCTCACCGACCGCGAAGGTCTTGAATCCCAGACCCATATCCCATCCTCCTTAGTAGGCCAGCCGGTTACTGCCGAGCTGCCCGAGTAGCACGTCATCGAGCACCAGGAACCGCCCGTACCGGGTCGCGGACTGCAACGTCCATTTCGTTGTCCACTCCTCGCCGCCGAACTCGTGCACGATCCCGCGGATGAAGCAGTCCATTTCGATGGGGTCGCCGCCGCCGGGCGGCCGCCGGATGACGGTGATCCGGTCCCCGATCTGCCGGCCGAGGGCCTGCGGCCACAGCTCGGCCGGCTGGACGGCGGGTTCGATGACCAGTTCGGTGAACCGGAGCTCGGGCTCGGCGGAGACGCTGACGAGCCACTGCGCGTACGCCGCGGCGTCGGTGTCGGCCATCAGGACCGGCGCGGACGGCGGGGTGAAGGTCCGCTTGTAGAACAGCGCCTGCGACGCGCCGTCCGAGGCGACCTGCTCGACCGGCTCGTCCGGCGGGTCGCCCTCGTCGGTGGCGCGGGCGGCGCGGGTCACGCGGACCTCGTTGTAGAACGTCGCGTCGTCGGTCGCGACGGCGAGGTCCTTGTAGGGGAGTTCGTTTCCGTCGTCGCCGAAGGTGGCCTGGGAGGTGTTGGAGCGTTCGTCTTGCAGCAGGGCGTTGCGGGCCCGGAACCGGACGCGGCCGCCGCCGTCGACGTACAGCTCGCCGATCTCGGAGTCGGCGACGAGCTGGAGCTCGCCGAGCGCCTCACCCTCCAGGGCGGTCTGCTGGACGGCGGTGTCGCCGTCGTCGATGATGCGGTCCAGCGGGCCCCATCCGGCCGAGTCGAGGATCCGGTTGATGCGGGCGCCGCTGCTCTCGCCTTCACCGGCCGGGGGGACCGCGCCGCGGGAGATACCGGCCAGGACCTTGAAGGCGTCGGTGGCGGTGAGGGTGGTGACCGCCTGCCCGGGGTCCTGGTAGGCGACCAGCCACTGGTCGGCCGTGCCCTGGAACAGCTCGTAGGTGACGTCCGCCCACGTCGCACGGACCCGGACGGCGCGCATCGCGGTGACGCGGCTGGTGCCGTTCAGCGGGTCGACGTGCGGACCGTTCAGGTTGGAGGGGTCGAGGTCGCGGTCGCGGTTGGCGAGCGGTACTGACAGGGTCCCGGGGTCGTAGGTGACGATCGGGGAGTCGACCCGCTGGGACCCGCGGATGACGCTGCCCGTGCCCTCGGTGGCGCGGTCGGCGAGCTCCACCCAGGTCGGGTCCGAGGCGGTGCCGTCGCCGAGGGTGCCGGTGTTCAGCCGGCCGCGGGTCGGGTCGTCCAGCGTCAGCAGCGTCGACGTGGATGCCCCCGAGGCGAACGCGGCCTCGATCGACAGGACAGGGAACACCGCCTGCCCGGAGGAGGCGGTGAACACCTCGACCGGCCGGGCCGTCCCGGTGCCGGTGACGCGGCCGACGACGTGCAGCTGCGTCGTGGTGACCGGCCGGGCGGTGCCGGTCCCGGTGACACGTCCTGCCGTGAGGGTCTTGGCGGCGGTGACGGGCCGCGCGGTCCCGGTGCCGGTCACCCGCCCGGCGCTGGCGTTGATCGACGTCGGCGCGGGCCGCAGGGACACCGTCCAGACCAGGACGTTCGCGCTCGCGAACGCGTTGGTCGACGTCCAGTTCGGCGGCGTCACCGTCGCGCCAGCCGAACGGGTGGTGGCCAGCCCGTCGTCGGCGATCGCTCCGACCGTACCGCCGGTGCCGGTGGCCAGAGTGGTGGAGTCGGCGCGCTCGGTGTACCCGCTGGGGGGCGTCCAGCCGGTGGTGCCGCTGGAGGCGCGCTCGGAGATCGCGGTCACGATCCCGCAGTTGGCGTATCCGAGCGTCACGCCGGGGCAGGCGTGCGAGGACACCGCCGAGGCCTCGTCGCGGACCTGCCAGGTGTCGATCGGGGAGGTGGTGTGCGCGCCGCGGATGACGACCCATTCGGCCGACTGCCGGTTCGCGGCGGACCCGTTGAGGGTGATCGTCCCGGACTCGGCGCCGGTGCAGACCTTGACGTAGAACCCGACCTGCATGGACCCGGAGTCGCCGACCTGGAGGGACACCTGCGTCGCGCCGCCCGGGGAGGTGTCGGGGGTCGAGGTGTTCTGCATCGTCCACCACAGGAGGAACACGTCCCCGGCCGCGACTCCCGCGGGCCAGGACGTGCCGGACAGCGACGAGGCGTTAGCCCCGTCGCTGCCTGCGCCGACGATGCTGAAGGCCATCAGGTCGCCCGGTAGAACCCGCCGGAGGGAAACGCGATGTTCAGCGTCGTGCCATCGGTCGTCACCGAGATGTCGTGTGCGGTGAGGGGGATCAGGTCCGCGTCGGTGCCGCCCGTGGTGTCCGGGTCGTAGCAGATGAGCAGCTTGCCGAGGGTGTTGTTCGATGCGCCGCCGGCCGTCGCCCAGGACAGGTCATCGGCGTCGACGTCGACCCGGTCGTTGGTGTCGTCGACCGTGGCGGTCACGCTGGTGAGGGTCTTGCGGGCGTAGTTGGTGAACGTCGCCTCGTCGGTCGTCCCGGCCAGCAGGACCGACAGGTTGTCGTAGTCCTTCAGGGCACCGTCCGCCTCCAGCCCAGACGACTTCAGCAGGACCGCGATCAGCGCGTCATTCGCTGCCGGCAAGGCTGCGTAGTACGCCATGCGGCCCTTGACGATGTTGAACTCGAAGTCGGCCATCAGGCCCGCCCTCCCGCCGCGGCGAGGCGCCCGCCGCGCTTCTTGTACTCGAACAGGCACTCGTTGATCTCGCGGCCGATCGCGCCCTTGTCGACGGTCGGCGGGACCTTCACGGTCACGTCGATGTGCTGGTGGACCACGACGACCTTCGACCCGGCGCGGTGCACCGTCCCGGCCGAGGCCGGGACCATCACCTCGGCCGACTCCTCACCCACCAGGTAGGGGGTCCCGAACCCGACGCGGCCGCCGCGCTTGCGGCGCCGTCCGGGGTTGCCGAGCATCCCGAGCTGCTCGGCCCTCACCCGCTGCCGGGTCGCCCCGTACATCGCCGCCCTCGCGGCCTGCCCGACCGCGCCGCCGGTGTAGAACCGCGCGCCGTTGGGCCACCGCCAGGCGTAACCGCGGCCGGACGCGACCTCCTGGACGTGGGACCCGGTGAACGGCGCCTGGATGATGTGGCCCGGCTTGTCGCTGGCGATGACGACATGGCCCATGTGCGGGAACCCCAGCGCCCCGGGGCGCCTGGAGGTGGCGTGGGAGTTGGGGAACTGGCTGTAGGTATCGCCGCCGATGGAGACCTTCGCGCCCTTCCACCACGCGTACTCAGTGAGGCCCGAGCAGTCGAAGCCATAGGTGCCGGCGCCCCGGCCGATGCCGTAGGAGGGTCCGCCCTTACCGCCGCCGCCCCAGCTGTAGGGGTAGCCGATCATGGACCGGGCCGCGGCGACGACGCCGTTCGCGCCACCGAACATCTTCGCCAGCGTCTTGGCGATCTGGAGGAACAGCTTCGTCATCCCGGCGGGGATCGGCGCGAGGTCCTGGCGGATCGCCCGGACGTTCGGGGTGGTGGCCGTCAGGCCCATCCCCTGGGACACCCGACCGCCGCCGGAGTAGCCCTTCAGCAGCCCCTTGCGGGCCAGGGCGCGGAGCCGGAGCATCGCGCCGTGCCCACCGACGTCATCGACCTCCTCCGGCGTCCACACGTGCTCGTCCACCCTCAGCAGCGCCGGGACCGAGTCGTAGGCGCGCGACGATTCGGGGCCGATGCTGGGGATCGGGCCGCCCTTGGCCTTGGCCAGGCCGGGGAACCGGCGGGCGGGGTCGTGGGCGTTGACCCACAGCCCCCGCGCGTTGACGGTCATGTTCACGTTCCGCTTGGCGGTGATCTTGCCGATCTCGTCGTTGACGTCCTTGCGGAACTTCTCCATGGCCTTCGCGGCGCCCTTGAGCTTGCCGCCCAGGCCGGGCACCCACCCGAAGGCCTTCGCCGCGCCCTTCACCACGTTGGTCGCGAAGTTCAGAAACATCCGGGTCATCGTGGTCGTGGACCGCACGACCGCGTCCTTGATCTTGTCGATCGCGGGCTTGGCCTTGCCGTAGTACTCCAGCCACGCCTTCCAGCCCTTCTTGATCGACGCCCAGCCGATCTCCAGGACCTTCCACAGCAACCGGAAACTCTTGATCGAGTAGACGATCCACGTCCCCACGATCTTCAGCGCGATCTTGAACTCGACCGACCACATCTTCAGGAAGAACTTGATCACGAACTCGTAGATCCGCCGGAAGACCTTGAGGATCTTCTCCCACGGAACGTCGCTCTTGGCGATCTCGCCGTAGATGCGGCGGAGCTGAGCGAACAGATCCTTCAGCGCCGTCTTGTAGAACTTGGTGATCGCCGGGGCGATCTTCTTGGAGATCCAGTCGCCCATGTCGCGCAGCGCCGGGACGAGCTTGCTGCGCGCCCAGTCCGCGACCTTCCGCAGTTCGACCCCGAACCGCTGCCAGTCGTTGACGGCCTTGCCCGTCTTCGGGAGCTGGAAGCCCTTGCGGATCTGCCCGCCGAACTTCGCCAGCCCGTCCAAGGCCTTCGCGGCGACCTGGGTCACCTGCGTCTCGACGGTCCGCTTGAACCCCGTCAGCCGCGCCTTGAACGTGCCGTGCAGCGCCTTCCCGGCCCGGTCCGTCGCCCCGGTGAACTGGCCCATCTTCTTCGTGGCCTCGGACGGGTCGATCTTCAGCAGCGCCTTGCCCATGTCCTCGCTCTGGGTGCCGAGGATCTGCTGCGCGAGCGCGTACCGCTTGGTGGGGTCGGTGACCTTGCGGAGCCGGTCGGTGATCTGGTCGAGGGCCTGCCGCGCGACCGGGCCGCCCTTGCCGAACGCGGCCGCCATCTTGTCCGCGTTCAGGCCGAGCTTCTCCAGCGCGGGCGCCGCGGACATGTCCTGGACGCGGATGTTCAGTTCCTTCATCGCGTCAGCGACGACATCGGCGTCCCTCGCGCCGCCCTGCAAGCCCTGCTGGATGATGCCCATGGCCTGCGCGCCCGACAGGCCCAAGTCGCGGAACTGAGTGCTGTACTCGTTGAACGTCTCCAACAAGTCTTCGGCCTTGTTGGCGCCCATCTGCGCGCCGCGCGTCAGGATGTCGAAGGCCTCGCGCGAGTTCTTGGCCAGGCCGGTCTTCATCATCTGACCGACCGCGACCGTGACCGGCCCGACCTCCTCGCCCATCACCGCGGCCAGGTCCATCGCGCGCTTGCTGGTGGCCTGCAAATCCGCCGAGCTCGCGGTCCGCATGCCGTCCATGTTCTGGATGACCTTGGTGATGGACTCGCGGACCTCGTCCATGTTCTCGCCGTAGGCCTTGGAGTACAGCCGCCCGGCGACCCCGCCGATCCGCTGCGACTCCTTGGCCGTGACGCCCAGTTGCGCCTGGAGCTTCGCGCCGGCCTCTTGGGCGTCCAGGCCCTTGGCGATGGCCGGGCCGATGAGCGCCGCGGCGCCGGCGACCGCGCCGAGGATCGGGCCGAGCTTCCCGGCGACCGCGCCGAGCTTGCCCATCTTCCCCGAGCCGGCCTCCACGCCATCGTTCATGTCCTCGATGGCTTCGCCGGTCTCGCGGGTCGTGCGCTGCACGCCCCGGTCCCGGGCGATGAAGTCGAACTGGATTCTCCTGGTTTCAGTACTCGCCACGGTTCGCCTCCTCCCTCTCCTCGCGCCTGCGCTGGTCGATGAACTGGACGAGCCCCACGAACTCGGGCGGGGTCAGGTCCCAGACGGTGATCAGGGTGAGGCCGAACCACCGCCAGAGTCCGTCTGCGTAGGCGATGACTTGGGCTTGGACGCCTCCCCGGTCGCGGGGCCAGATGCCGGAGCGTCCGGCGCCGCCGCCTCGTGGGGGTGGGAGGGCGGAGTCGGGTCGGGGTCTTTTCCCTCGCCGTCCTCCGCGGCCTCGCCGGGCTCGTCGTTGTCCTCCAGGTCGCCGTCCGCCACGTCCAGCTTGAAGTCGCTGGGGTCGATGTCGATGTCCTCGAAGGGCACCTTGACGCCTTCACGGCGATGCAGCATGTCGACCATCGCCAGCACCGCATCGATCGCCGCGCTGGTGATGCCGGTGTCCAGCGCGTCGTCCAGGCCGCCGGCGAACTGGTCGACGCCGATCCCGGCGATCTTCTCCATTCGCTGGAACTCGCGGAGGGTGGGCGTCTCGAACTCCCACTTGTGGCTCGCGCCCTCGCATGCGGGAACGAGGCATTTCTGAATCGTGATGATCATGTGCCGCCGCCTAGCTCGTCCATCGTTTCCTTGATCACCTTCGCGACCTCGGCCTGCACGGCAGGGATGTGCGGCCGGATGGTCACGAAGAAGTAGGGGTGGGCCCGCTGCACCTTCCACGGGTCGTGGCCCCACGACGGGGACCGCCACCGCGGCAGCGTCCCCTCCAGGTACTTGGGGAGGTTCTTCTCCCCGTCCGGGAAATGGCGGGTGTCCACCCGCAGGCGGACGCCGGCGTACTTCCCGGTGAGGCTCGCCTTGACCTGGACGCCGCGGGCGGTCGCGTCGCGCAGCCGGCGGGGCCGAGCAGCCCGCGCCGCGACCGACCGGCCCTCGCTCGTCCCGCCCGGCGTCGCCTTCACTGCCCGCTTGATCTCCGGCGCGATCGGCTGCACGCTCCGCCGCATCCGCTTCAGCGCTTCCTTCTTCAGGTCCTTGCGGCCCGCACGCTGAAGGTCCCGGCCGAGGCGGGCCAGGTCACGGGATGAGACGGAGACGTGCATCAGAGATCACCCGCCTTCGAGGTACTCCGCAGCGCGCCGAAGAAGGACCGGATCATCGCCGAACCTCCCGAGCGCCGTGTTGCAGTCGCCGCACAGAAGGCCGCGCACCCGCCCCGTTCGGTGGCAGTGGTCCACGTGCAGCCCCGTCCTGCCGCCCCAGCCTCTCCATTCCTGTCGGCAGAGCGCACAGACGCCGCCTTGGCGCTCCATGAGCGCCCGGTATTCCTGGTAGGTCAGGCCGTACCGTCGCAGCCGCTGATACATCCGCCTGCATTCGAGCGTGCAGTAGTACTGCTTGCCGCCCGGCTTGGGGACAACGGTGAACGTCTGGCCGCACGTGAGACACAGGCGCTCGTACGGCTCTGCGTCCTTCCGCTTCTCCTCCCACATCGCGCGGAGCGACTGAGACAGATTCTGGGAATGCTCCAGCGTCCTTACTGAGGGACGACCAGCGATCATCTTCTCGATGTGCGCGCGCCGATCCTCGGGCGACCTTCGCGCCCACGCCTCGCGATGCTTGCTGGCTCTGTGCTCTCGATCCCCGATCACATGGAGTTCGCCGTACTTGCGTAGCTGATTCCCGTGCGCCTTGCAGAGATCGTGGGCTTCTGCTGGGCGCGAGCACTCGGGACCGGTACACGTCGAACTGGTCTGCGAGGCGGAACGGCGCAATGGCCGCAACTCCTCCCCGCGAAGCTGCATCCGGCGATGCGTCGCACACAAGCCGGTGCCACTGTGCCGCATCTTGTTCTTGCATCCGTCGAACGAACATTGCGCCGTGTTCACCCCCTACATGTTAGTAGTAGTTATCGCTCAGAGAGTGGTATCTGTACTGACGTACCGGAACTGGTAGGCCGGGTCAACGCCGTTGTCGTAGACCTCGAAGTCCACGCTGGCCTTGACCAGGCCGGGGCCGTCCACGCTCGGCCCGGACTCCTTGAACTTGATCGCCGGGGCGATGAAGCTGAGGTGGAACGGCTCGCCGGTGTCGGCCTCCCCGAACTCCAGGGTGAGTTCCAGCGCGAGCGCCTGGTAGGCCTTGTACACGTCGTACAGTTCGGCCTTGGCGAACTCGGCGTCGAGGCTGCCGGTGACGGTGGGGTAGTCGTTCTCCAACTGCTCGGCCTTCAGGCCGGCGTTCCCCACGCCGTACCTGTCCACGGCCATCGGCGACTCGCCCTTGAGCTGGATCTGGTTGACGACCGCGGCGACGGCGGTGCCGCCGGTGATGGTCGTCGCGCCGCCTGCGGTGGCCGGGGTGCCTCCCAGGCGCAGCGTGGCGTGGGAGAAGTTGAACAACTCCGCCCCGCTGGCGTAGCTCGCGGTGGCCAGCGCCGTGCCGGTGTCCTCGTCCCGGCCGTCCATCGTCACGCTGAGCTTGAGGTGGTCGCCGTCCTGGACGGTCATCTCCCACTGGGTGACCTTGCAGCCGGTGTAGGTGAACGGCCGCACCGTGCCGGTGCCTGGCTCGGGCCGCCCCACCTGAACCGTGAGCGACTTGCCGAACATGTCGCCGGGGGTGTGGATCTGCTCGTAGGCGTCCGACGAACCGATCTGCGTCGCCGTCGCCGACGACCCGATCATCGCCTTCAGCAGCAGGCCAAGGCCCTTGTTGGGGACCTTGATGTCGACCTTGCCGTTGACGTCCTTCCGGCTGACCGAGACGCGGGAGGCGCGCTTGAACTTGCGGCCGGCGCGCAGGCCTTCGCCTTCCAGCCACGTCGGCATGAACTTCATGTCTTCGTTGTCGAACTCGACGAACCGCGTCGGCGTGACGCCGGTCCCGAACGTGACCTCCGGCGCGAACCCCAGCTGCGCGTCCAGACCGCTCCGGGTCCCCATCAGTCCTCACCCTTCTTGGTCTTCACGGGGGCGACGTCGGTGACGTCCTCCCACAGGTCCGCCGGCCAGACCGGCGCCGGGTCGTCGTCGCTCCCCGCGCACAGGGCGTCGGGGATGTCGATGACCTCGCCGGAGCGGACGTTGCCGACGTAGCTGCCTCGCACGTTGATCTCGTGGCCGAGGTCGACCTTCTTGCCGGCCTCGTCGCGGCCCGGGTTCGCCGGGCCGATGAACCTCTTGCGCATCGACTCCTCCTCAGGTGATCCGGGACCGGACCGGGATGTTGATCGTGAACACCAGGACCGCCGCCAGGCCCTGGCTGTTGGTGGGGTAGCGCAGCGCCACGTCGCTCACGGCGGCCGCGCCGCCGGTGGTGAAACCGCCCAGACCGGGGTCGGCGCGCAGACCGTCCTCGATCGCCTTCAGCAGCGCCGTAGCCGCCTCCCGCCGGGGCCGTAGCGTCGTCTCCGCGTTCCCCGTGCTGGAGCCGACCGCGCACACGACGTCGATCGACTCGTCGCGCACGAGCGCGCCCAGGCCTTTCCACGCCTGGGTGGAGCGGGCGGCGTCCTCCTCCTCGTCGACCGGGCCGTCCCCGCCGACCACCGCCCACTCCCCGGTGGGGAAGGACACCTGCGGGCCGTCCGCGACGAGCGTCCCGGCCGGCAGCGAGGCCTCGAAGAGGGCAACGAGGCGGTCGATCGCGTCGGGAATCTGCGTGCTCACGCGAACCCCGCCCACTCGCCGATCTCGACGCCAAGCAGCTCCTGCGCCCGGCGCGGCACGCTGTAGGCGTACCGGGGATCGAAGTCGTCGGAGGCCTGCGAGAACGGGCCCGCGGCCGCCGGGCGCTGCGTCTCCCACATGTGCTGAAGGATGATCAGCCCGGCCAGCCGAACCTCCGCCAGCTCGTCCTTCACGGCCGTGGTGTCGGCGACCTTCCCCGCGACGTAGACCACCTGGACGCTCTGCAAGCCCGGCAGGAACGCCGTCCGCGCCGCCCCCGCCACCCGCGACAGCACACCCGACTCCGTCGCCGAGTAGGCGCCGGCCTCGAGGTCGGTCCCGCTGTCGGTGACGGTGGTGACCGACGCGACCGGGATGTTCGACAGCAGCACCTCGCCGGCGCCGCCGTCGAACTGCTCGGTCACGGTCCGGTGGATGACCGCGCCGACGTACCGCTCGACGACGCGCGTGACGCCGCTGATGTACCCGGCCAGCTCCGCGTCGGAGTCGGTGTTGTCCGGGTCGATGTTCAGCTGCGCCTTGGCGTCCTCGAGGGTGAACAGGTCGGTCGCGGCCATCGGCTACGCCCGTTCCTTCGGCGTCTTGTCCTCGGCGGTCTCCTTGCGGGGCCGGCCCGGGCCGCGCTTGGGCCGCGCCTCGGCCGGCAGCACCTCGCGGTACTCGCGGGCCTTGACGCGCGCCTCGGCCGCGCGGACGTCCTGCCCGGCCTCCTCGTGCCCGGCCGCCTCGCGCTCCAGGCCCTCGGCCGCCTCGCGGATCTCGTCCTCCACTCGCGTGATCTCCTTGCGCACCAGGCCGGCGCGCTCGTCCAGGCCGCGCGCCTCGCACGTCGCCAGCTCGTCGCGGTAGCCCTGAAGCTCCGCCGCCAGGTCGTGGTCAGCCATGTCCACCTCCCTGCTATGAGGGCGGCCCCCGCTCGGGGGCCCAGGGGCCGCCCAGCCTGTGATCAGTAACCGGCCGGCGGGATCACGCCGGTACCGGAGACGACGGAGATGGCCTCGGGACGCCGGTTCGCCATGAACGCGACGTAGTTGTAGACCTGGAACCGGACCTGGAGCGTCCCGGACAGGACCTCCTGAAGGACCCGGGTCCGCATCGACCCCTCCCACAGGTACAGGTCGGGGAACCGCGCCACGATCACGCGGGACTCGTTGGTGCCCGTACCGAGGTTGGAGGGCAGGTTCCCGTCCAGCACGGCGGGCAGGCCGATTGACAGCATCCCGACCGGGCCCTCGGTGCCCAGGCCGTTCTGGTCGGCCATCGGGTTGGACGCCACCGCGGGCGGCACGATCAGCGGCCGGTTGGTCGTGTCGAGCTGCGCCGTCCCCCAGTACCAGATGGAGGGCAGCAGCACCGCCGCCGTGGCGGGCATCTTGCGGCCGGTGTAGACCTTGCTCGCGGCCTGCGCCAGCGGCGGGTACAGCTCCGGCAGCGTCGGCGACGCGTCGGTGTAGGTCACCGAGTTGATCGACCCGACGTTCAGGATCCCGGTGACCTGCCCGTTGGAGCCGGTGCCGGCGAGGACCTGGACGTCGACGCGCTGGTTGTAGTCGGCGATCAGGTCCGAGAACACGATCTCGTCGAACCCGATCGGGGACTGGTCCAGCAGCTGGATCGCGACGTCCTGCTGACCGGCGATCGTGCGGACCGGCGCGCTCACCGTCGCGTCCGTCATGTCGGTCGAGGTGACCGATCCGGCGTCGGCGGTCTGCACGCCGGTGGCGGTGCCGGTCGCGACCTTCGGCATGTTGATCGAGTCGGTGCCGCCCGGCAGCGTCATGTTCCGGCACAGGTTCGCGGTCGGCCGCCCGTACCGCGGCAGGTCCACGTAGTCGTCGATCAGCCACAGCGGCGGCACGAAGTAGCCGCCCTGCCCGTCCGTCCTGTTCGGGTTCGTGCGCCTCTCGAACGCGCTCTCCCGCGCCCGCTCCGACAGGTCGCCCAGGCCGCGCAGCTCGCGGCGGGCGGCCTCCTCGCGGCGCTTCTCCCGGGCGGGCATCTCCACCCGCAGCTCGGCGGCGTGCCGCTGGAGCCGATCGGCCGCGCCGGAGTCACTGCGCAGCTGCGCGCGGGCCAGGTCGAGGAAGTAGGAGTGCGGGCCGCCGCGCTGGTAGGTGAGCGGCTCGTTCACCTGCGCGCCGGCGGTGCGGCGCTCGGTGGGGGCGTCGGGCTTCTCGGCGCCGTACTTGGCGCGCAGCTCGTTGGCGGCCTGCTCGCGCTTGGCCTGGTCCTCCAGCTCGGCGATCCGGGCCTGGAGGGGCTTGATCTCCTCGTCGTCCAGCTTGACGATCGCGTCGCGCTTCTCGGTCCAGACCTTCGCCTCGTCGGCGTTCAGGTCGCGCTTCTCGGCGGTCGGCGCCTTCAGGACCTCGTCGAGGTCGGCCTTCAGGTTGGCGCGCTTCTCCAGCAGCTTCTCCAGCTGCTCGCGGAGGAATTTGAGCATCGGTAGCTCCATCAGGGAACGGCAATGAACGCCCGGTCCCCTGATGGGTGGGAACTCCCGTGGTGCTCACACGATCTGAGTCCGGCGGGGTCCCCGGCGCGTCTTAGACGCGGGCTACTGATCGGAAGTGTACTTCGGTCGGGCTTGTTGGCAAATAAGACAGGACGGGCCGCGGTGCGTCGGCCGCTCCTGGCAGTGCACGCAGGGCATTTGCGCCCGCTGCTCGGGCGTCGCGGCGTAGTAGGCCCGGCGCCGGGCCTTCAGCGTCCCGGGCGTCACACCGCGCGGCTTCGGCTGCGCGAGGACGCTCGCGCCCGACCGCTCCGCCAGCGGCAGCGCCCGCTCCGGATTGTGCTGCTGGTTGTACGGCGGCCGGAACCGCCGGATCAGGTCGGCCTCCCGGGCGAGCACCTCGTCCCGCGTCGCGAAGTGCTCCAGCGTGCACCCGACCGCCAGCTCCCACCAGTCCTTCAGGTCCGCGTGCTCGTGCGCCCGCCGGACACCCCGCTCGGTGATCCCGACGTACAGCAGTTGCCCGCTGACGCCGAAGTACTGGTAGACGGTGCAGGGTTTCGTAGACTCGGCCATGTCGACCTCTCATCCAGGTTGGCCACGCCCCGGGGGTGTTCCAGCACCCGCCGGGGCTCTTTGTTCACAGACCCAGCAGTTCACTCTCGGCGGTCACGGCGCCAAGTGGAAGCCCGGCCGCCGGCGCGGCGGCGAACCGGCGGCCGAGCCGCTCATAGAGGGACAGCGCGTCCTCGTCGGACATGCGGTCCCAGTCCTGCGACCTCATCGCCACGTTGGTCGCCGGGTTCGCCCCGAAGTTCACCACCGACACGTCGCCGCGGTGCATGTCCACTTCGTAGATGTCGCGCTGGTCGTAGTCCGGGCTCCACTGCTGCCGGATCACGCGGAACGCGAAGCTCATCTCGTCGACCGCGCCGTCCTCGATCGCCGTGAGCATGTCACGGACGTCCGTGCGGATCGGGTTGACGTCGGCGGACATGTGCAGGCCCTGGCTGTCCTCGGCCAACCGGAGCGTCCCGGCCTTGGTGTAGGCCATCGACACGCCGCCATGGTTGAGTAGCAGCTGCACCTGCGGGTGCTCCGACAGGGTCTTCTTGAACGCACCCTCGCGCATGACCTCGGTGTAGGCGCCGAACGGGTCCCACATCTCGAAGCCGTGCTCGGTCACCGAGGCGTAGCCCTCGACGGTGGTCGGCCCGTCGCCGCTGGCGGCCTTGCGGACCTCCAACTGGATGCCGTAGTGGCGGCGCTCGACGCCCTTCCGCACGGCGCGGTCAGCCTTGTTCATCAGTTCTGCACCTTCACCGGGACGGGCGGCGGCGCCGGACTGGCCTCCGCGGGTAGCTCGTCGCCGCCCTCCAGCGGCGGCAGGTCTTCCTCAGCACGAGCCTCGTTCACGGTGCCCATGCGGTTCCGCAACGCGATCTCGTGCGCCTGATACCGCGTCAGCAGGTCGCTGCGCAGCAGGCCCTTGCGGTTGAACTTCACGTTCCGGCCCGCCGGCAGCAGCATCGTCAAGATCCGCTCCAGCCGCACCAGCCACGGATCCACGCTGTAGGTCAGCAGGTCCAAGCTGCGTTGCTCGATGTTGGCGTAGGTCAGGGACTCGCCCGTCTCGTACCCGAAGATCTGCGCGTACCCGGGCCCGAACAGCCGGCAGCACTCGGCCGAGGTGGCGCCCTGGGTCTCCAGCATCTGCGACTCGTTCGGCGCGACCTGGATCGTCTGGAACTTCCACCCTCCGCCGAGGACGAGCGGCTCGCGCGCGCCGCCGCGCAGCGCCGACAGGAACCGCTCCTTAGCCGTCTTCGCCTGGTCGGGCTTCAGATGCGCGTCCGTGGTCAGCAGCCCGGACGGGTGCGCGCCCTGATGGAACCAGCGGAGCCCGAACTGCGTCGACTCCACCCCCAGCGAGACGACCCCGGCGCCGTACTCGATCGGAGACGCACCCAGCAGCCGACCCGGCACCGGGTACACCCGCCGGTGCCACACGTCCCGGGTCGGGACCTCGCGGCCGTTCATCCGCCACTCCGGCGGGTCCCCGTTCCACGGCTGGTGGACGCTCACGTGGTCGGGGTGCTGCAACTGGATCATCGTCGGGGTGCCGCGCAGCGTGTCGCGCATCCCGTCCGGGACGATGCCGTACAGGTTGCCGCGCAGCATGAACGACAGGACCGCCTGATACAGCCAGTCGGGCAGCCCGTGCCCGTCGCCGCCGAGGTCGGCCAGCCACGCCGGGACCGGCAGGCGCCGCTTGTCGGGCGCGTCGGAGGAGAACACCTCGATCGGCATGCACTCGGCAATCGTCGCGGTGAGATTCACGCACCCCCACACCGCGACCTTCTGCAAGCTCCACTCGATGCCCGTACCGCCCGGCACCGGTCCGCCGGCCTCGGAGTTCGCAGGGATCACGCTGGAGGCGGCGAAGAACGAACCGAGGTTCGCCGCGCGCCGCTCGACGCCGCGGCCGAACAGGACGCTCACGGCGAGGACCCTTCGCCGGGCCGCCGCCGATCGTCGAGCCGGTCGGCCAGCAGCGCCGCGCCGGCCACGATGAACCCGGCCGGGTGCCACGCCTCATACGCCCCGTACGCCACCAGCACCACACCCGCCAAGGCCCGCACCGCCAGAACCCCCGCCAGCACGGCCCGCAGCGCCGTCCCGACCGCGCCAGCCGCGCGGGCGATCACGGGTACCCCAGTCGCGCGGCGGGCCGCCAGGCGACGCCTCAGCGCCCCCGGCCGACCCGCCGCCCCAACCGCTACCACGCGCACTCCACCCGCCTATTGTCAACCATGGTTGGCAGGAACCTCAACATTGGTTGATATCCGGCTACCAGATGTCGTTCAGCGGGTCGTCGTCCTCGGCACCCCGCTCGTTGTGTGCATACGCCGCGTTCGTCACCGCGACCAGCGGACAGATGTCGGCGTCGCCCCGCCGGTCCCACGTCTTGCGATCCCCGAGCGGCCGGTCCGTAGCGCCCTTGACCGCGTCGTTCAGCGGCTCCTGGTCCAGGTGCACCACGTCGCGGGAGTCGGTGATCCCGTCCACCACCTGCCCGTACGCCTGCGCGACCTCACCCGAACCCAGGCTCATCACCTCGATCCCGGCGTCCTCCAGCTGCCGGATCAAGCTCGACGCCGGGCCGCCCTTGTCGACCGCGACCGCCGCCACCTCGTACCGCTCGCACAGGTCCACCACCCGCGGCACAACCCACGTCGACCCCGCCTCGTGCGCGATCACCTCCAGCACCAGCGCCCCGCCCTCGTCGCGGAACGCCGCGCCGATCGCCGCCATCGACCGGTCAGGCGTCATGTCGACACTGAACGCCGGCCGCCGCGCGCCCTCGTCGCCCGGGCGCGGGCCCTCGCCCTGGACGGCCTGGCGGCCCCACTGCTGCTCGGTGATGACCTCCCAACCGCCCTCGTCCTCCTCGTCGGGCGGGTAGTCGGAGATGCCGAGCCGCTCGCGGGCGAACTCGACCGCGCCCATCGTGCGGAGCTCGGCCGCGACGAACCGCTCGGTCAACCGGATCCCGTACGCCGGGTTCGCCTGCGCCCACAACCGCGGGTCGGCCATCGCGCCCTTCACCCGCGGATGGTCGTCCGGCAACGACCACTCCAAGAACGCCAGCCCGTCCCCCGCCGCGGCGCCCTTCTTCAGGTACCGGCCCACCACCTCCGCGGCCAGGCCGAGCCGCTCGGCGATCCCCTCGACCGCCTCACCGGCGGCCGCGTGCCGCGCGCAGATCGCGGCCAGCGCCCGATGCCTCAGCTTGCCGAGCTGCTCGGAGATCTCCCAGCCCTGGCTGCTGGCGTAGACGATCTGGGGGTTCGGGCGCGCGGACATCGTCGGCATGATCGCGCCCATCATCGCCGCATCTAGCTTGAACGCTTCGTCCAGGATCGTCTTGTCGCCGGAGAACCCCCGCGCGGACTTGTCCGAGCGGGCCTTGAACAGCAGCCGCTGCCCGGACCGCAGCAGGATGCCCTCCTTACCGTGGGCCTCCGACACTTTCCGCACCCGCCGCGACAGGTCCGGGCACCCCATGATCAGCTCTTGGATCCGCAGGAACATCTCCCGCGCCGTGTCGAACTGGTGGGCGCTGAACAGGATCAGCGGGTCGTCGAACAGGAACAGGCACGCCAGGACGTAGGCCTCCAGCGCTCCACCTTTTCCGTTTTGCCTCCCGACGATCAGGACGTTCTCCAGGCTGTTCCACTGCCTCGGCGCGGTCGGCGACTCGGCGGTGAAGTCGTTCAAGACGTCGGCCTGCCACTCGTCCAGGTCGAGGCCGGCCAGCCCCGCCAGGTCCCGGACATCCGCGCCCCACGTCCGCTCGTAGGCCGGGACCGTCCGAAGCCGCGGCCGCCGCGCACCCCGCAGGCTCACGCGCCGCGCTCCTCACGCCGCGACCGCAGCTCGTCCAGCCCGTCCTTCGCCGGCGCCGGCGGCCACAGATCAGCCAACCGGCGCAGCGTCTCCCGCAGCTCCTTCGCCACCTGCGCCGCCTGCTGAGGGAGGGTCGCCTTGTCCTGCCGCCGCGCCAGGTCGATCGCCGACGCCCCAAGCGTGCTCGCCTCGGCCTCCTTGCCCATCGACGCCACCTCGGCCCGCGCCGCCTCCTCCACCGGCCCCATCACACGCCCCCTGACCTGCGCTCATCACAGCCCGTCACCGTTTTCTCTCGCGAGGGGAGAGAAAACGTGGACTTGGTGACGGGTCTTCCTATATCCGTGATCAAAAACTGATGACCTGCGGAAACGCGGTCGCTCGCTGGCGTGATCACATGTCCTCCTCGCCTCTGATCATGGTCACCATGCCCGCATGCCCCTGGGGTCTGCTTGCTCTCCGTGGTCGGTGAGCCATCGGTCGATCAGGGCGTGCCAGGCCTTGGGCCTGGCCTGTGCCCTGGCGTGCAGTACGTCGGGCGGGGCGGTGAGGGTGATGACCTGGGCTCCTGCCTTGGCGTACTGGCGTTGCCGTCCGGGGCTCGGCGCGGTGTCGATGATCCATACTCGGGCGCCGCCGCGGTGGCAGCCGATGGCTGCGCGGATCGCGGTCTGGCGTGCGGCCTTGGCGACGTAGGCGACGGGGGCGGGGTGGTCGTGGCTGTCCGGGCTGCCGAGCGCGACGGCGAGGGCGTCGTAGTCGACGACGATGTCGCCGGGCTTGGCGTGCGTCTGGACGTGGGTGGTCTTGCCGACGCAGGGCGGGCCGGTCACGACGGTGAGCACGTCACCACTTCCTCGGGCGCCAGGGCTTGCGCTTGCTGCGCTGGGTGGATCCGTCGCCCCAGCTGGAGTTGCACCCGAAGTGGGCGGGGGCGTAGTTGGCGAGGACGGTCTGGCCGCCGTTGTTGCGTTCCTCGATGTGGTGCGCGCTGAAGCTCCAGCGGGATCGGGTGGGTGGGCCGCCGTCCTTGGCGGGTCGGGTGTCGATGGGCTGGTGGCAGATGTAGCAGGGTTCGCCGTTCGCTGCGCGCTTGCGGACGATGACGGCGATGGCCTGGTGGCGTTTGCCGAGGCCTGGCTTGGCCATGGTCAGTCCTGGTCTGGGTTGGGGTCGTAGACCGCGACGGGTTCGATGTCGGGGCCGAGGACGACGAGGTTCACGCCCGGCATCCGTTCGGCGAGCTTGGTCTTGAGCTGATCGACTTCGTAGTCGCTGAGCATGCGGCGGGCGTAGCGGATGACGAGGGTCTGACCGGGGCGGATGACGGCGATCTGGTCGGCCTCGTTGAGGCGGGCGGCTTCCGGGGGGTGGTCGGACATCGGTGTCTCCTCTCGGTGGGCCGCCCCGGCGCACCCGCGTGGCGCGCGCCGGGGCGGCGGTGGGCTACTCGCTGCCGAGGTCCAGGCCGCGCATCGCGCGGCGGGCGGCGTCCTCGACGGACATGCCGGCGGCGTCCTCGCGGATACGGTCGCCGAGCGTGTCGCCGGTCGGGCCGGTGATGGTCTGGCCGTCGCAGGTCTCGACCGTGGTGTAGGTCGGGACCTTGGCGAGCCTGTCGGCCAGGCCGGAGTGGAGCATGGCGTGCGCCATGAGGGGGCGGGCGTTCTCGTAGAACTCGCGGGACCACGGCGACCACGTCATCAGCGCCAGCAGGCGCCGGTCGCTGACGAGCCACTCACCGGCGGTCGACCAGCGCGCGCCGCCGGCGTCGGGCTCGGCTTCGGGGTCGTCGACGGTCAGCCAGACGCCGAGGTCGATCACGTCGTTCATGCACTCCCACCCCAGCGCGCCGCGCTCCTCGTCGGTCTCTCGCTGCGCGCGCAGCGCCTCGACCTGTTCCTGCTCGGCCCACGCGTGGGCCTTGGGCAGGGTGATACCGAGCGGCTCGGCGAGCTCGGACAGCAGGAAGTAGCGGACCGGGTGGCCGCCCTCGTCACCGTTCTGCGTGACGAAGCGGACCGGGGCGCGACCGAAGCCGAACAAGTCGGCGGTGATGTCCTGCAGGGTGGCCGGCCACAGCGGCACCCGCCCGTGGAGGCGCTCCAGCGCTTCGGTGACACGGGCGGCGTGCCCCTGGGGGCCTTCCTCCATGAGGTGGATCCCGTCGGCCTTCTCGAAGCGGTGGGCGATCTGGAGGCCGAGGGTCTGGAACGACAGCCGCGCGGTCAGGTCGATGAGGTCGTCCTTGGTGAGGGCGGCGGCTTCCTCGACGGTGCGGCCGGTGAGCTCGGCGAGCTGGGTGTACAGGGCGCGCATGTCGTGGTCGCCGGTGGTGGTCTGGTCGGGCATGGGTACTGTCTCCTCCAGGCCGGGGCAGGTAGGGACTGCCCCGGCCTCGTTGTGTTCGGTGTGGTCGGTCATCGGGTCGCGTCGATGAGGGCGGCGACGAGGAGCGCCAGGACGACGGCCAGGGCGCTGGCGCGGACCATCGTGACGGCCCACCGCTTCTCGAAGTCGTTCACAGCTTCGCCTCCAGCCGGAACCGCTCGTAGGTGGCGCGAGCGTGCTCGACGACTCGCGCGCTGTGCTTCAGGCACAGCAGGACGTCGGCCTCGGGGTCGAGGACCTCGGCCGTGCACTGCTCGTCGTTCTGGCGCAGGTATCGGCACCGGATGATGCGCTTGGGTGCCTGCTCGGTGATGGGCATGTGGATCTCCTCTCGGTTCCTGTGGACGTCGGGCACGTCATCGAGAGGAGGACCGCGGGCGCGGGCCCGGTCGAGCACCGGGGGTACCAGGGGCACTAGGGGTACCCGGGGCCGCTGAGACACACGGAATAGCCGTGTTTTCCCAGGTAGAAGAGAAATAGATAGATAGATAGATACTTCAGATTGCGTTTTAAGGGCGGCGCGGAATGTACCCCTGGTGCGCGCTCGCAGGTGAGCCCCCATACCCCTGGTGCACTTGGTGCCCACAGAGGCCCCATGCATCGCTAGTGGCGCACGAACCGGCAGGTCAGAGCGGGTCCGGGCGACCGGTGACCCGATGTACCCGTGGTGTACCCCTAGTACCCCCGGTGGGCGCCCGTGACGGGGTCCGCGGGTACCACGGGTATCCACGGGTACATCGACTGCACCGGTCACCCCGGGGATCACTTCGCACCCGCCAGCAGCTCGGGACGCGGCACGAAGGTGCCGGTGGAGCGGCGCTTACCAGCGCGGTCGTACTGGATCGTCGAGGCGATCCAGCCGTTCCGGTGAAGCCTGATCAGAGCGGCGTCACGGGCCTCGGGTGAGTACCAGCCAGCGTTCCGCAGGCTGGTCTTGAGGTCCCCGGCCGTGAAGGTCGCGGGCCGCTTCCGGCGGATCCAGGTGAGGATCGGCTCGACACCGACCTCGTCCTCGGACCTCTTCCAGTTTTGGTAGACGCGCTCGGCGTGGTGGATGGTCCACAGGCTGAAGGCGACGGCGCTGGTCATGGTGGCCTCGTCAACCTTGCGCGCGGTGCCGTACCCCTGCGCGAGGTGGAACAGGCCGGCCAGTCGCAGTGTCTTCCCGGCGAGCTTGGACGCCCAGTCCGACATGTGAGCGAATCGGCCGGTGAGGGCGTCGAGGTGGGGCTCGATCCCGTCGAGGAGGCCTTGCAGCAGCTTGTCGGCCTCGGGGGTCAGGGCCAGGTATGGGACGGGCGACGAGCGCGGCGGGGTGTCCAGGACGCGCTGGACAGTCTGGCTCCACCACTCGTGCTGTTCGGGTGCGAGCTTGGTCCGGAGGTTCTTGCGGTGCCCGAGAGTGGACTTCGGGAGGGCGTAGAACCAGCGGCCGAGGAACCCGCGATCCTTGGCGCCCGGGATCCGCGCGGCGTCGAGGATCACTCCGGGCTGCGCGGCGACTCCCATCGCGAGCGCGGGGTGTGAGAGTACGACGGTGCCGCGGCTGATGCGGTCGATCGCGATGTACTCCTCGTCGTAGGACTTCAGATAGATGTCCCAGTTGGGGAGGCCGTCGCTGTAGCGGCCGGCGACGTTGCCGAACAGGCCGCCCTCCGCGGTGAGGATGCCCAGGGCCTCGTCGTTCTCCATGAGCCGCTGTGACAGCGCCGCCTCGGTGAGGTCCTCGACGAGCAGCCGCGGGAACGGGGTGTCCTTGTCGGGCAGTTCGTCGAGCTGCTCCTTCATCTTGGTGATCTCGGCGTCGATGGTGAGCGCGTCGTCGCCAGTGGCCTTGCTGAGCTTCTGGCGGGCGGCCTTGATCGCGCCCTCCAGCGCTTCCCGCTTCTCCTCGGCTTCGGCGAGCGCCTGACGGTGCTGGGCGATGCGGCCCTGCTCGGCGAGGCGGAGCGGCGCGGAGGTGATGCGGACGAGCTCGGACTTGCGCTCGCCGGGCAGCATCCCGACCGTCATCCACAGGATCAGAGGCTGGGTCCACGACCCGCCGCCCTCGATGCGGTACCGGCCGACGGCGGCCGACGAGAGGGCGCCGATCGCCATGAACGCGGCCGCCTCGTTCGGGACTTCGAGGTGTTCGGCGACGGCGCGGACGTACTCGGCGAGCCGCGCCGGGAGGAGTTCCCGGGCGTCGAAAGGCCGGGGTTCGATCTCGGCGCCGGCGAGAGGTTCGGCGGGCCCGGTGAAGTGGCCGGCGGCCTGGTCCTCGTTGACGTAGACGCCGGCGAGGATCTGGTCGTCGGTGTGGTCGTGCCCTCCGGCGGCCCAGGCCTCATCGAAGATGCGGCCTGCCTCGTCGGTGTACTGGTCGGTCACCGGCCCCCCTTGACGTGCTTCGGGTTCGCCATGCCGGTGGTGAGCCCGGATCGGATGGTGGCTGCGGTCTGCCGTGGCCCGTCTTCGGCGGTGAGGCCGATCGCTTCGGCGGCGCGTTCGAGCGCGACGGTGACGGTGGTGGCGTCGAGGATCCCGGCGCCGACGAGGCGGCCGAGGCTGTAGGCGGTCGCGTTCAGTGAGTCGTTGCGGGTGCCGGGCGTCGCGCCGAGGAGGCGCTCGATGGACTTGCGCAGCGCGGCCGCGGCGTACGGGCCGCCCGCCTGAGGCATGGCCCCGTACGGTCCGGGCGTGTAGACGGGGCGGGGCGGGTCGAGGGTGTCTGCGATCCAGTCCGGGAGCGGCTGGACGGGCATGTCCCGGGTGATCTCGTAGGAGCTGTCCCCGACGACCGAGCCGGGCCCGACGACGTACCCGCCGTGGTTGCCCTTGCCCGGGCCCCGCGTGTCGATGCCGGGGGCGAGCCGCCCGGCGGAGTTGCCGAGCGGCCGCCCGGGCGGCGCCAGGTAGTACAGGTGGCACCCGCCGGACGAGGTCCGGACGGTGAGGGTGCGCGGCCACTGGACTTCGCGTTCCTCGCACAGGCGCTGAAAGGCTTCGATGCCGTCGGCGTCGGGGTGGTGCTGGTCGAGGTCGACCACGAGGAGGCCGGACGGCCTGCACGCTACGCCGATGTTGGGGTCGTCGTGCGGCCATCCGGCGGCGACCTCGTCGGGGTCGCTGCTGTTGCGGTCGGCCCACTCCCACCTCGGCCGGGGCGCCTTCTCGCCCTTACACAGCGGGCAGTCGGTCTTGCTGCCGGGGGTGTGCGGGTGCTGCGGAACGGGGGTCCCGCAGGGGAAGACGGCCAGGCCGAGGCGGGCCAGGGCGACGGCGTTCTCGCGGCGGCTCATCGGGCGCCGGCCAGGAGGCGGCGCACGGTCGGCGCGGCGAACGTGAGCGCCATCAGGTCGGATGCCTCGCCCTTGGTGCGCACCTGGGAGATGTCGGCGCGGGCGTTGCGGAGGGCGCGCAGCTGCGCGTCGCTGGGCGGCTGGTCGCGCCAGCGGGCGTCCGAGCGGGACAGGACACCGCCGCCGGACCGGGCGACCTCCTCGCCGACGCCGAACGCCAGGGACCCGTTCAGGCCGTCGTAGGTGCGGGAGGGCTGCCGTCCCCGGCGGTGCTCGTACACCTGCCACCGGTCGTCCGCCGGGTCTCCGGTGGGGACGAGGTAGACGGTGATGTCCTTGCCTGCGGGGAGGACGTGGGCGTCGCCGAGCTGGAGCCAGCGGAGGTTGGATCGGCGGAACAGGTCGACGAACTCGGCCTTCATCTGGCGCACGACGGCGCGACGGCGCTCGACGGCGGCGTTCTCCTCCTCGATCTCCTCGACGGCTTCGGTGAGGCTCTTGCCGTCGTCGACGCTGCCGGGCGGCAGGCCTGCGAGGTCGGCGAGGGTGGCCAGGCCTGCGGCCGAGGCCCCGGCGAGGTCCAGGACGAGCGCGTCGGTCTTGCCCGAGGGCGGGTGCGGGCGGAGCGCACGGCCGACCATCTGAGTGAACAGACCGGTGCTCTTGGTCGGGCGGAGCATCAGCACGCACGAGACGGCGGGCTCGTCGAACCCTTCGGTCAGCACCATGCAGTTCGTGACGACCTGCGTCTCGCCGGTGTGGAGCCGGGCGAGGATCGCCCTGCGCTGAGCCCGGGGGATGGATCCGTCGAGGTGCTCGGCGACGATCCCGCGGCTGTTCAGCTCAGCCGCGAGCGCCTGCGACGTCGCGACCGTGGGCGTGAAGGCGACGCCGCGGCGGTCTCCGGCGTACTTGGCGTAGGCCAGGGCGGCGGCGGGGATCGCTTCGCTGTCCTCGATCGCCGCGCCGAGGTCGCCGTCGGAGTAGTCGCCGCCGCGCACCTTCACCTTGTCGAGGTCGACGTCGGAGGTGACCGACAGGGCGCGGACGTCGACGAGGTACCCCTCGGCGATCATCTGGAGGATGCCGCGCTGGTGGACGATGTCCTGCCAGACGTGACCGAGGCCGATCCCGTCGGAGCGGCCGGCGGTCGCGGTGAAGCCGACGGTGAGCGGTCCGCCGTCGGTGAAGGACCCGACGCCGTTGAGGACGTCCCGGTAGATGCGGGCGGGGGCGTGGTGGGCCTCGTCCACGACGACGGTGGTGAAGTCGGCCGTGAGCTGTTCGAGCCTGTGAGGGAGGCACAGGGTCTGAACGGATCCGACGACGACCTGGGCGTTCACGTCGTTATCGCTGGCGCGGACGATTCCGATGGCGAGGCCGGGTGCTACCTGCCCGATCTTGTCGGCGGCCTGTGATATCAGCTCGTCCCGGTGTGCGAGGACGAGGGCGCGGCCGCCGCGCTGGTCGATCATGTCGGCGAACGTGATGGTCTTCCCGGCGCCGGTCGGCAGGACGACGAGCGGGCGCTGGACGCCCCGGGCGGCGGCGGCCTGGACGGCTTCGATCGCGGCGGTCTGGTAGGGCCGGAGCGGGATCCGGCGGGCTTTCGGGGATGCGTCGGAGCGCCCTCCGCCGTTGTGGCGGAGGGCCGTGTCGTTGGCCATCAGTCGCGGCCGTCCCCGGCGGCGCGGCGGAGACGCTGAGGCGGTCGGGCGCGCAGCGGCGTGACGGCCGGGGCGCCGGACTCTCCAGCTGGCGTCTTCACCTTGCGGCGGCGGCGCGGCTCGGCCGGGCGCTTCTCTGCGCCGGGCGTCACCTCGTACTGCTGGATGATCGCGCGGACGTGTTCGATGGTCCAGCGGTACGAGCCGCCGAACATCACGAACGGGATCTCTCGGCGCCGCGCCTTCTCCTTGACTGTGCTCGCCTTGCTCTTCAGCAGAGCAGCGACCTCGTCAGCGTCAAGGAGTTCGAGGGTGGCCAGGGTGGATTCGTCGGACCGTCCGGTCGTCTGGACGGCGATCTGTGCGGCGCGCACGTCTACTCGCCGCCGTTCGTCGAACCGCGCAGTGAGTGGATGTAGGCGAGGAGCGCTTCGCGAGGCACTCGCCGGGATCGCTCCCCGACGACGATGGACTCGATGACGCCCTTGGCGACGAGGTCAGCAGCAGTCGACTTGGCGACACGGAGTTCGCGGGCGGTCTCTGGGATCGTGAGCAGGGTCGGCAATTCGGGCGTGACCGCGATGACCTCGACGTTCACGGCCCCACCAGCGATGACGGGGATGAGGCTGCCGTCCGAGAAGGCGTGACAGAGGCGCCCTTGGTGGTGGGTGGTGCCGAGGTGGCAAGGATCACCGTCTGCGGGGCGAGACTTTGCCCTCTGTTCCATGCAGAACGGTTCCCGCACGCGAAAATGCGTACTAAGGTTGCGCAT